GATGGACCTGCCTAAAGACGGCGACCATGTTTAGGACGAAGTCTTCGGGCGTCTCTTCGAGGCCGAGTTGATCAGGGTCGCCATAGTCTCGCAGGCCCCAATAAGGCGGCGACGTTACGACGCAGTGCACCGATTCGGCGGGCAGGCTTCGCAGGCTTTCGATATTCGGCGCGCCGTAGATCAGGCGCGCTTGTCCGTCATGAAGAGTTTTCTCAGTCATGGCGTTTTGCGCTCCATCCGAAACGGTGATTGGCGAGATCTGGCACGAGATCGAGCGCGCCTAGTTCGCCCCAGCGGTTTTTAGCGATCAGCAATTGCGCCGTCGCGTCGTCGTCGTCGTCGTGATCGGGTCGATGCAGCAGCATGACGCCGTCTGAGTCTTGTTCGATTTCGCCCGAGTCGCGCAAATGGATCAGCGCCGGCTTCGTTTGCGCCTTGCTCGCTCGGTTCAGTTGCGATGCGGCTATGACGACGCAGTCAAGCCTCTGAGCTAGCGCCTTGCATTCTCGCGAGACTGCGCCGACCTCTCGGCTTCTCGTCTCCGAGACGGTGCCAGCAGGCGCCGAGAAGGCGCTTAGGTAATCGACAACGACGCATTGAAGCGGCTGCGATCGGTGCAAGCGGTGGGCATCGGCGCAGACCTCGTCGATCGATCGGCAAGGCTTGACGAAGAGACGCTCTAAGATCGGCGACTGCGTTACGGTCGCCATCTGCACAAGATCGACGCCAGCGCCTGCCCGTAGGGGCGTTATGAAGTCGCGGCCATCAAGGCAGCAGAGCGCCTTAAGGGCTAGCTCGACTTCGGTCATCTCGCAGGAGGCAAAGAGCGCCGTTGCATCGGGATTGTGCGTCAGCATATGCAAAACGATCTGAAGCGTTAGCGTCGTTTTGCCGTGGCCTGGTCTGCCGCCGATGATATACATGCGGCCAGGCGTCAGAGCGATGCGCCGATCGAGCGGCGTCGCGGTTCGCACGCCTGATCGAAAGGCGTCTTCTAGGTTATGGGTCAAGGCATGCAGCGCCGGCCTAACCTTGGTCTCTTTGTTCTGATCGATCGCATCGAGCGCGATCTTCAGGCCGCTAAGCGCGCTCGATGACCCGAACCCGTCGGCCGAGAAGGCGACCTCTTTTGCGATCGTCGATATGCGTCGAAGGCGCGAGCATTCAAGCACCGCCTCGGCGGCTTTGTCGAACGAGGCGATAATGCGCGTCGAAGACCAACTAGCGAACGATTCAATATATTCAGCGCCGCCAGCGATTTCGAGATCGCCTGCCCTTCGCAGCCTATCGACGGCAACGAGGCTCGGGCAGTCGCTGCCGCCGTCTCTGATCTCTTCGCTTATCGCTCGCCAGATGAACTTATGGCGCTCGTCGCTGAAGTCTTCGGGCCGTATTCGGTCGATCTTCTCAGGGTTGATTGTAGTTGCAAGCATGGCTTGCGAGAGCAGAGCTAGCTCTGCTTGTCGGTGTGTTGCCTCTGCCGGTGTCACGTCATGCGCTCCTGATCCGTAAGACGGCCTTTACGAGCGGCTCGCCAGTCGAAGCAAGAGCGCAGGCCATCGCATCCGACGCGTGATTTTGCTGCGATGCCGGAATGCGGGCGAGCAACTCTTGCGCGCCTTCTACGTTCCGCTCAACGTGCGCCTGCAAGGCAGCCTTCGAGGCCGTCGCGTCTTTGACTAGATACGCTTTCACGTCTTGCGGCCTGATCTGTATAACCGGGCAGTTGTATAGCTCGGCCACCGAGGCGATCACGCCCCAAACCATGGCGATCGCTCGATCGCTGTTAGGGTGCCGCGTCCAAGACTGCGCCTCGGCAGCGATCAGGGCGAATCGGTGCTTTTTGTGGATCATCGCGAGTTCGTCGGTGATCAACTGCAACCGATGCACGTTGTCTTCGCATTTGCGTTTTTTTGTGGACGTTGTCGCCTTGGTGCGAATCACGCCAGAGGCCAGCGCCAAGGGCTGGGCCCCTCTCATATCGAGAAGGGCCCAGCCGCAAGAAGCGAAGCCAGGGTCTAGACCGAGGATCACCATGGGGCAGGCTCCTTGCCGCCATATTGGCCTTGCTGGGTCGGTTGCTGCTGCTGGGGCTGCTGCGCGACCTGTTGCGGTTGCTGGGGCTGTTGCGGCACGGCATTGACGATCGCCTCGATCTTGCCGACGCGCGCCTTTTGCACCTCTTGGCCTGCCTGGTTCTTGTAGGTGCGCAGATGCGTCGTAAGGCGAACGGTTCGCCCGACGCAGTCTGAGATCTCGCGCGCCATGGTCAGCAGCGCAGCCTCTGCCGTGTCGCCCTGTGGCCGAGCCTGCGGCCCCATAAGGGCGCTATAGACCTGCCGAGCAAGCCACCCGAAGCGAGCGCTATCGTGCGGCCAATCGACCCAAAGATAGCGCCCGGCGCTCGGCTGGCCTTCGCAGACGACGAACGTGCAGTTCGTACGCGCTAGGCCGTTGGCGTCGTAAGCTAACGTTGCCTCTTTAAGCTTTGCCGCGTAGACGCCTGGCGGCACCGGTGCGGTGGCCTTCTCGGCCCATTGTTCCCAATAATCATTCGACATTGCTGCCTCTCCTATGCCGCAGGATTGCGGCTCAAAATTGCGTAAAGTTTGGCGGCATCTTCGCCGCTCCGAATCGGCCAGATATGCCAATCTTCGGAACGGTCGCCGAAGATCTCGCTCGCCGTCCGGCATTTGGCGACCTGCTGCGGGCCGCCTCTGAAGTCGAGATAACGCGTGCCGGCTGGCAGTTGCAGTCGCTCGGTCTCGTGATCCTGCACGATGCGAAGCCGGGCGACGCAATCGAACTGCGCGACAACGTCCATAACGGTGCGCTCTGGCACGCCTGGGCGCCAATGGCCCGTTAGGCCTTCGATCTCGCGCGCCTCTTGCTGCGCCGTGCCGATGGCAGGAATCCCGCAACCGGCAGCGTCTCGCAGCGCTCGAACGGTTCGCTGCATCATCGTCTTGCGCACGCCATAATGCTGCAATTGCGGTGCATCGGCTAAGCCGGCAGCGTCTCGCAAGACCATCTCGGCAAGTTCGCTGATCGTATCGATGACCAATAAACCGGCGTCAGGCTTCGTCAGTTGCGCTCTAGCCTCGTTTAATACTTCGGCGCCGTCGCCTGCCTGCGTTGCAGAGAGAAGCGCAGTAGAGCGCAGGCCAGCGTCTCTCGCAGCCGGCAGCAAGCCTCGCTCGGTATCAATGAGAATGCCAGGGCGCCCGATCTCTTCTGCTGCCCTCGCAAACCGGGCCGAAATCGTGCTTTTGCCCGATCCTGGCGCGCCGTAAATCAGAAGCGTCATTGCCTGCGTAGGTTCTGCGCTTAAGTCGATCCTTTCCACTTCGTTGCCTTCCCTAGCTCGTCGCTAGTTGCCCATGCTGCAAAAGCGCAGCGTAGAGATGCACGCCTGGATCGGTTCGGTAGCCGTCCGCGACGTTTGGTAAATTTTTATAGCTCGTCGTCTTGTATTCGATCACCGCCAGCCGGCCGTCTTCCATTCTCACGACTGCGTCGGGTATGCCGTGCAGCCACTTCTTAGATCCTGGCATTCGCATGATGCGGCGTTGCTCATATTCGATCACTTCAGCGACGCCGGACATTGCCAGATCAAACATGCTGCGCGCTCGGTCGGCGATTGCCTCGACCTGATCGGCGGCGATCAGTTCAGATTGCGCGTCGTATTCAAGGGCGCCCGCCTCGGCAAGCTCTTTGATCGCTAGCTCGACTTCGAGCCTTAGATCGACGTTCGGGTTTTTGGTCAGTAAGCGAATAGCCTCATGGGTCAGGCTGCCGCGCAGTCTCGGCAGCGCCTTCTTGCTTTCGACAACTCGACGCAGGCGCCGCGCATATTCCAGATACCAGAGGCGCGGGCAGGTCAGCCACGATCTAAGCTCTGAAGGGCTAACGACGAAGCCTAGGCGCTCGCGCTTGATTCGATAGGTGTTTCGCCCATGCTTGACGGCAAGCGGCGTCGGCGGCCTGCCCTCGGCAACGTCGAGCCATTGGCCCGCATGCGTTGCCATGGGATCGCCCTCGCAATGAGAGCGCCAGCGGCAACGCTGACAGGCCCAGCCGTTGCGCGGCGGCAATGCTGGCGCCTTCGCGATCGCCGCTTGCGCCTTCTGCGCATCATAGAGCGCAGCGCTCATAAGCTCATCGGTGCAAACAATATCGAGCCGGTATACCCAAGCATGCAGGTCTCTTTGCCGCAAATGATCGACGTAGGTCTCGTCTGGCTCGACCTGCTCGACCTCGCAGGCTCGAAGATAGAGCGCCTCGGTCGTATCGCTGCGCACGTCTTTTGATATGCTGCCGCTCTTCAGTACCTTGGGTTTTGTAGGTGCAATCGGTCGCCCGATTACATAACGAATAAGCATTTTCTTGCCTTCTGCTGCCGTCCGGCAGCGCTATTGATTTTCATAGGTAAAGCCGACCATCGAGCTTTCGCCGGTATTCGAGAAGCTCAAAGATCTGCCCTTCGGCGGCCAAAAGCTCGGCCTTGGTCTCGGCTAGTTCTGCGCTCAGTCGATCGGCTCGCCTGCGCTGCGTCGCTTCTCGATTTAGGGCGTTTACATGGTTTTCGCGGTGCGCCCTGGCAATA